CCTCCAAACTTTCTAAACTAATTTTCCGCACAAAAATTCACCGGAACGTGATAATAACCGGTTTCACGCTCAAACGTCTCCGGGCCGTTATCAGTCCAAGTGAATTTGTTTGCCTTTAAAATTTTTTTCACTTCTTTCAAGATACCCTTAAAATTTCCTTTCGAGAAAATATCAATCGTACCATAGGCCGCCTCTGCATGATGTTCATCATCGAAAAAATTCTCTGGTTGCTCTTGCCAAGTGTAATAAGTTAAATACGTATCAGCGTTTCCTGTGTAGCTTAAAAATGCGATGGGAATGCGCTTTTTATTTACTTCAAAATCAGAAAACGCTGATTCGATTATCGGGTTTATGTTTATAAAATCACCCCCTTCTTTTCTTTAAGGAAGAAAAGAAGGCAAAAGAACCTCCAATTCGCACCCTTAAATTTAATGTGTAATAAAATCACAGATGCCTGCGACGCAACTTTTAACATGATTTTTAGTGCTTTGATTTTTTGTCAAAGACCTTCTGCATATCCGCTCTAATACTGCTTTCACAACTCTTTATCGCTGGTCTAACAAATGGGTCTGCCGGCTGATTTTTGGTTCCATATTCGAGCCAAATTCCTTTATACCAGTTCGGCATTCCGTTTTTATCTTTGCCGTAAAATTTCACGCGCCCAACTGCGTCCCCAGCACGGTTAATAACAGGTTTCGAGCACTTTATCGACTTTGCCATGCTGCCGGTTCTAACATGCTTTTGCGCTGCTTTCTGGATTGACTTTTGCATAACCTCCTGGCCCGCTTTTACCATGTCTAAAGCCAAGTTTTCGTCGTCCAATCCTTGCGGAAAAATTGAATCCATGTCCAAGCTAAATTTAAAGTCTGCCATGTTTATTTCGTCACCAACTCTGCGATAATTTCAGTGTACTTTTTGTCATAGCCATAATCGTTGATATACGCGATGTTATAGGCATTCCCGTCAAATTTTATGACCATATCTTTGTCCAGTTTTATTTTCGGAGTTCGCATTAAAAAGCGCGTTTTAACTTCCGAAAAATCCGAATTAGAGCGCAAAATTTCAATACCACTGATGTTTGTAACCTGTGCCCACGTCAGCAAAACAACAACCTCGGATTTTTTCTCAAAACCGTCAGAGTCTTTGCGCGGCTCAAATTTTATCACCGCAATTTTTTTATCGAAATTCCCTGGGTTAATCAGCATAACTTACCCTCATATCAAATTCACCGAATGCATACCCAGAATCGTCTCAACCACGCGGTTTAAGTGGCTTTTGTCGACATAAAAACTTCGGTTATCGTACATATCTTGCACCAACACAAAAACTGCGATTATAAAGGTTTCGTGTTCATCGAGGTCTGCTTCAGGAAGCCCGGTGTAATCGCAAATGAAGCGTATTGCAGCCTGCAAAAATGCTGCCAATTCTAAGATTTCTTCCTCGGCCAAACTTCCATAATCAAGCTTTAAATAGTTGGCCAAGTTTTTGATTGTTATCTCGCTAACTTTCACTGTCATCACCCTCCATAAGACCTGCGGATTTTAACTTTTCTAACAGCGAGTTAAAATCTGCTTTTAAGTCTGCAATTGTTGTGGCTACACTTGGGGGTTGATTCCCTGCAATTGGAAAACCGCTTAACTTAGCCCCGTCTAAAACTTCTAAGGTCCCTCCAATGACTAACTTGTCGCCACTCTCTGAATAGTTTTTCGTGTTATAGCTCATCTGAAAATCCCCCTAATCACACGGCTGCAGCCATCTTCAAACCAGCAATCATCTGGTGATTCTGAATTTTGGAATCGCACTCAGCCCAACCGACTATTCCTATTGCATTTTTGTCGATGTACTTTTCTCGCATGAGTTGAATCTCGAGATTTTGAGAAATTTTCATCGCCATTCCCGCAAAATCGCCGTAAAGAACAGGGATGTTTCCGGCTGCTGTGGGCTCTGGCATATTTTCTGAAACATAAACCGGTTTGCCCAAAAGCTGCCACTCAAAGCCCGATGTTATGCCTTTTCCGTAAGCCAAATAGTAATTGCCGGCTCCGTCCTTTGCTTTACGAAGTTCAGCGAATACAGCCTTGTTCATAATCCAGATTGCGTTTTTCTGGTATTGCTGAGGAACTGCTAGTTGCAAGCTAATCAAATTATCGATTTTTGCCGCGTTGGAAGCTGTGTAAGTCGTGTTGCCCGTTGCCACTAGGTTTGTTGTCGAGGTCGCGCCTGTCATATGGTTGTTCGCTGAGCCGGTTCCAACAAGTAACTCTTTCTCCCAAAACTCAGCAAACGCTTGAGCCATCTTGTTTGTCAAAAAGTTCGTCACATTGATGTCAACATTGTTCAAAAGTTTGCGGCTGATAACCGATAAAGCGCCGTGTGAGTAGCCTTTGAGCTCGATGGAAGTGAACTTTCCTTGACCGGCAACAAGTGCTGTAAATTCATCGCCTTGATAGGCAACGTTTACGTCACACGTAGGGCTATCAACACCAGTATCAGCGCCATAAATCGGAATTTCTAGCGTGCCCTTGGTGTTAAACTTCTCGACTTTTTCGTAAATAGGGGAAAGTTCTCGGACTTTCTCAATAATTTTTTTCGCGATGGTCGTCGGAACAATCGCGCCATTGCTGCCGTAAGACATTCCGGGGCTGGCTGCTCTTTCTTCGCCCGTTACAATAAAATCAACGAACGCACGCTCCTCCTTTTTTTCCTCTTGCGATTCGGTTCCCTCTTGGTTTTCGGAAACTTCTTTTTTCTTTTCCTCGATGTTCATTTCGCGTGCCTCCTCCTCGGCGTTTATCGTTGCATCAATTTCTGTGATGAGCTTTTTTAGCTCGTTAAATTTGCTGATTTCATCTTCTGTTAAAGCTCTTTTCTCAAGCTTTGCCGCGTTTAAAAGGTTCTGCATCTCTTCTTGATTTTCTGCTCGTTTTTCCGTTAAGTATTTTAGTTCCAATTTATTTACCTCCAATTTGTTTTAAAACTTGTTCATACTCTGAATAATCAATTTTTCGCTCTGTCTCATCGATGATTTTTGCCTTAAAATCTTCACCCCTAAATTCTATTTTCGAATTTCCATCTGCTCGCATCTCAATTGACGTGCCAACATAACAAGGAATTTTGTGCTCATCAATTATCGAAACTTCAGCCAAATTCATTTCATCCACAAAGCGCCGTTTTAAGCCATTTTCAAGCGGTTCTTCATGCTCTTTTAAAGCCTCAAACCCAAAACTCCAACCTCGAAGTTTCCCGTTTTTAGCTTTTTCAATTACTTCGCTGTCCGTTATTTTACAAATAGCTCTAAGCCCAATATTATCCTCAAAAAGCTCCACGTTTCCTTGCTTTGTCGACCCCAAAACTCTCGATGGTTCGTGGTTTAAGAGGCATAAAACATCATCACTTTTTTCTAATGCTCGCTGAAATGTTTTCGGGCTAATTTGTTCAACGAATTTTTCGCCGTTCTCATCAAGCATTGGCCGAGAGTCTCTAGCAATCGCATTCACATAGCCATCTAAAAGCACGCTGTTATTCCTGATTTCTATTCGCAAAAACTTCACCTCCAGTTTTTCAAGTTAAACGCAGAAGCTAAAACAGCTCTTTCAGGTCTACGCCGTAAATCTCTTGCCAAGCTTCAGCTGGATAGATTCGAACGCTGCCGTAATTTGCATCGAAAATTTTAGGCATTTCTAGCTCATGAGAGGTGCAATAATTTCGAAGCGGTTTCCAATCAAATTTTGATTTCAGTCGTATCTCCGCAGCCTTTATGCTCGCGAATTCTTTTGATTTATCGAGTTCTCTTTTCAATTTTTCCACCTCCCTTGATTTTTGGCTCGCCGTATTCATTGCTGTTGCTGTTTTTTTATCTGAAATATACGCCTTGGTGCGAATCGCTTCGTCTCGCTGCTTTTGCATTAACTCACGCTGCTCAACCTCGTCAGCGTACATCCGTAATGCCTCTGCATAGCTTTTGGGCACTAACGAATAGCTTCCAGTTTTGCGAATTTCAGGTAAAACTTCTTCAGTTACCCAATCTTGAAATTTTTCTGCTTCTGATTTTCGGCTTTGGAAAATACATCGATACAAATTAGACTCATCCACAAAAATCATAGCCTGTAAGCCGCCTTCCGTAAGGGTGTCGGTACTAGCGACACCCTTATCTTTTAACCGTTTTCGGCAATCTCGAGCATTTTTAATGTCTAGAATTCTGCACACATCGGCTAAACAAAAGTACGGCTGGTTGTTTATTAAAGTCGTTCTTATTTCTCCAAAATCTTGATTTTTAAATACTGTTAAATTGCTCATTTTTTAGGCCTCCATTTTTGTTTTCAATATTTGTAATTTGATTTGTGTTTGGCGTGTAAACCTCTTTTGTCACCGGATTAAACAGCACATCTTGAAGCCCCAATTTGATAAAATTAAGCCCCAAAGGCTCAAGATTTTCTAAATATCTGACCTCGTCTATTTGCATTAGATTCGATTCCAGTGCGGTTTTATAGGCCTCAAATCGAGTTTTGATATCGCCCTTGATGATTTCTTTCGTGTCAAAAGCAAAATAAAAAGACTTCTTCTCTTTTTCGAGAAGCAAGTCTCTGTTTAAAGCACATTCAAATGTTGCCAGAATCGGCATAATAGCGGTCTTTATGAAGGTTTCCCAGCTCCAATCTGTTGGCACTCCGAAAAGTTCTAAAATCGAATCTGACATCGACTTTTTACTTTCGTTTAACTGCATTTCAACGCTGGTGTTGCTAGCTTCTTGAAAGGTCAATCCTTCGTTGAGAATTATTACGTTTTCATCGTTGTTCGAGTAGAACTTATACCACGCAGCTTTTAAAGCGTCGATGGCCTCTTTGGTTAATCGATTTTTTGCATTTATGAAGCCCTTTTTGTTGCCGCTGGTTGAAACGAGATTTTGCTCGAACTTAAGCGTTGTATACGCAACTTTTAAGAGCTCACCGTTTTCCTCGACAATCCCACTGCCACGCGCTCCGTCTTTAGTCGCACGCAAAATTTTTAAAAATTCAAATGGCTTGTACGTTTGACCGTGAACCAGAATATTGTAATCCTTGAAAATCGGGTCAAAGTTCTGATTTATCGTAACGTTTTTGCTGTCCACATAGTGCAGCGACTTGACCGAATTTCGCTGCTTGTTTATGTAGGCATACGCGTTGCCGTTCAACAAATAATCGCGAACTAAAGCCTTTTTAAACTGCGCTCCGTCAAGTGTATCTTTTGTGTCCTCGTTGAGTAAATCGCAGCGTGAGTCTGTCACTTCGACTGTTTTGCGCTTCCCATCCGCAGTGTCCTCTCGATAAAGTTTTATCGGAATCATCGACACAGTTTCTGAAATTAAATTCACACACCGTGCAACCGCCGGAATATTTAGCGCTTGCTCGCAACTAATAGAATCTTGGCTTAAAATAGCGCTAAGTAGCACATCGTCAATGCTTCGCTCCGATTCTGTGTTTCGCTTTTTAAAGCACGTCATTTGCTGTTTGTGCTGGCTCTTCGATATTTCTTTTTCGGAAATTAAATAGTTTCATTTTTTATTACCATCTTTAATTCTTAAACGCGTGCATACGGCATATTTTATTAAGCTAAGTAAAATGCGCGACGTGCCGGCGGCGGCTCGCCGCTAAATTACTTGTACAACCCAGTTGTCACTGAAAATCACGTCTTGCTGCAGCAGATAAACCGCATTTATTAGTGCCACCACCATATCGACCTTGCCCTGAGATTTTTTCTTCGTAACGTATCGGTTCATGTTGGTGTCGTAAGTGCAGCGCGCGTTTTCAAAGTTTATCTCTAACAGCGTATTTTTTTCATACTCAAATTCGCCATCTGTGATTTTCTCCGACAATAATTTTGTGGGTGGGTGCAAGGTGTCACTGTGCTGGCGAATCTCGACCGTGTTATATTTCTGATTCCATTTTTGGGCGCTTGACATCGCGTTATAACGGTCAAATCCGATGGCTCTCACAGTAACGCCGTATTTTTCTTCAATGGAAAATACAAAGTCCTCTACGACGCCGTAATCGATCGTTTTATTGCCGCAAGCAATGCACTTGCTACCCGCTACAAAGCGGCGATAATCAAGCTTTTCAAACTTATTTTTTTCATCGATTCGCCCTTCCGGAATGAAGCAAACCACGTCAGCCAAGATTTTCCCGTCCTCTTCAGCGCAAATCGCGACCGCTGTGTTGTCATTTGACATCGATAAATCCACGCCAACATAGACTTCTCGCCCGGCCCAATCGATTTTGTTGACCCGACAACGCTGCAAATCTTTGATATCGATAAAACTTTCCGTTCCTGCGCCTTGATAGATGATATTGCAATGTTTTGTCAGAAAATTTTCTCGTGCGGATTCAATAGAAATGGCTCTAGCCCGCTTTTTGAACAGGTCTTCCCAAATTTCTGAAATCTCCAAGGCAACCGGATTTGCGTGTTTTAGAATCGTGTCGTCGAACGACCAATTGTCAGTATTCTCCGGCTCGTAAAGTAGGGAAAAGACCGTCTCATCGTTCTGCGTGCCATCCAAAATTCTCTTAGCATAATTGACTTCGTCCTCAAACGGATTGTTAGCCGTTGGATATTTCGTTGAAATTATGCACCCCAGCTTATTCAAAATATTTAGCTGCCCAGAGCGCATAGCTTCAATTGCGTAAGAGTTCGGTAACGTTCCAACTTCATCGGCTAAAAAGACATTTGGCAGTTTGCCATCCATCCTAGAATTGCTGTAATTTAATGGAATATATCGGTTTTCGTTTGGGATAAATTCAATATAATCGCGCAAAATTTTGAAACGCGGCACGCCTTTATTTTGATAGACAAGCGGACTCGACTTTAAAATTTCCTCGATTGCAGTCTTAACTTCACGCGACAAAGCCCCGTCTGGAGCCACTGAGTAGAACTTGCTGAATTTTGGTTCCAATAAAAAAAGCAACACAAAAATGGTTGCAATCGTAAAAGTTTTGAAATTTTTCCTTGCTATTTCTAAAATTGCTGTCTCGTAACGTCGTTTGTCGGGATTTTTCCTATGCACGACACAAAGAATAGCCGCATAAAAAAGCCACTGATACCCGCATGAGCACTCATAAATACTGCTCCCAGCCTTAAGGCCTCGCGGCATTACGAGTAACTTTAAAATATTTTCAATTTGCCGCAGCTTTTGCTCATCCAGAAAATATTTTTCTGATTTTCCATCGCAGATTTCCAGAAACTTTTCGCACTGCTTGATAACGTATTTAGGCGCCGGAATCTCGTTTTCTAAGACCCTTTTTGCGTATTTGTAACTCGGATTTTCAATCATTTTGAGCGTCCCGACAGAATCTCAAGCAACGGGTCCGACTCGCCGCCATCTTGCCGCTCTCGCAGCGTCGTGATTATTTTCATCAGCGTTACGACCGTCTTGTTCGCGCTGTCCGTGGTTCGATTGTAGTCCGAGATTGCCGGGTGCGAATAAACATTTTTTCGTCCCTTAACGTATTCCTTCGTAACCAGCGTACCTTCTTCGTTAATCGTTCGCTCGAGGTCAGTCAAAATCCCAATTTGAACCTGGTAACGTTTGAACGTCGTTATGAAGAAAAAATTCTGCTCAACACCGTATTCCTCGGCAATTTTCAGTATTTGTCTTGCTTGCTCATTTAAATTTATCTGTGCCATTTTTACCTCCAGATTTCTAGATTTTTAATTTCCCGAAAACTGCGTCCATTTGTTTCTTGCGGGTTTTGTAATAATAAATCATCCAGTCCGCAAAGCTGTTTTTCGTACACATTCTAGCCCGCAAACTGTCTTGAAAGAGGCTTTGAAAACAGCCGGCAGTTCCATCCGTCTTTTGCCTTGGCGACGGTAAAACTTTGTCACCGTTTAAAATGTGGTTTAAATTAAATGTGTTTGTCAGAAAACCCGAAAGGCCGTCGACTCCGCAACATGTCAAGCTGTCGCCCAGACTACGAATTCGATTTTCGCCAGCGTAAATCTTTAGGCCAATCGAGTGACACTTCTGTTTCAGCTCCAGAAAATCTTTTTTTATATCTTCATACTGGTAAACAAAATCGCCGCCAATCTTAACTAAACCGTCTTTTTTCCGCTTAAATTTCATCCCCTCGATGATAGCCCCGTAGGCGCCAGCATTTTTGAACAGCTGCAAGTTTTTATAAACGTCCAAAAAGACTTCTCGCATATACGGTTGCACTCTTACGATGGTTCTTCTTGCGACCCTTGACACGCTTTCTAAAATTTTTAACCGCTCCGCAAAGCTAGGACAGCCTTTTTCGAGTACGTCATATTTGTTGCAGACCATGCTAATTTGAACGACGCAGTTGCAGTTTTTTATGAGGTTCAGATATTCTTTGTCAGAGATGATTCTGCCCTTGGTTGACACAACAAACGGGTAATTTTCATCCGCAAAAATTTTCAAACATTTATATGAACTGCGATATTTTTTCTCGCACGGCTGAAACGGGTCAGAGAGCCCACCCCAGTGCAATGGAATATCCCAATCACACCAGTTGGTTTCTTTCGTTCTTGCGCCGCTAATGAAATTCATTAGCGCCTTTGAAGTTTCTTTTTTAGAAATTTGAGAAATGTCGATTCTGTGCCGGGCAAAACAGTAACTGCACGCATGAGAACATCCGCTATAGTTCTCAAAACGTATCGGCAAGTCGCATAAATAGCGCTGTGTTCCACATTCTGGCATCATCCTACCCCCATTTCGGCCAAGCACAGCGCAATCAGTTTTTGCTTACCGTTTGAAGCGAGGTATTCTTCAGCGATAGTTTTGTACTCAAGAGGGAAGATTAGCGTCATTTTGAAGCTGTCTTGCTCGATTTTCCTTTGGCCAAGCTCTTTTTCTAACAAGTCGTCTATAAAGTTTTCGCAAAGATTTTGCGTCTCATCCGCCAGTTCAAAACCAAAATCTGTCATATCGAAGTCCAGAATGTTATCGAGCTCCAAATTCAGCACATCGAAGTCAAAGCCAGTATTCATCGTGAGTTTGTTGTGCGCCAAAATATAAGCTTTTTTCTGCTGCTCACTCAAATGCGACAACCTGATAATTTCGATTTCATCAAAACCAAGCTGTTTTAACGCCTCGTAGCGCCCGTGTCCTTCGATAATGACACCGTTTTCATCAATCGCGATAGGGTCATTGTTCCCAAACTCCAAGATGGACCGTTTTATTTGCTCAATTTGTTCTGGTGGGTGAAGTTTTGCATTATTTTCATAGGATTTAATTGCATCTATGCTTATCTTTTCTATCTTCAATGTGTGTTTTTCCTCCTTTGAATGTCAATCGTAAAATTAGACTCATCCGCGAGCAAAACGGCTTAATATCACCGTTAAAGCCTCGTTCGCGACTTGGCCCGTGCGGCCACGCACTCCAAAAAATTCACGTTTAGCTTACTCGGTGTAAATTTAGGAGGGCTGTCGGTGTTAAGCCATTCTCGGGCATTTTAACCCACGGGCTGGGGGGTACTTTTCATCCTCCTACCTACTAAGTATAGTGCTTAATTAGACTCATTGCTTCTTTTTATTCTCTTGTTCAGAAATAACTTTCATTACTTCATCGGACGATATCTCACCACGGTCGCACATTGCGTGGTGCATAGAACAAAGAGTAATTAAATTATTATCATCAAG